GTTGAACGTATCACGATGTATTGCAAGCGGAGTGAGTATCTCAAGAATGGGATGACGCTTACAATCGTCGGCAAGAAGGTTGTGTTCCACGGCCCGTTGCTGTGGGATATCTGCCCGATGATTCGCTGGACAGATGGCTCGACGGACCCCGCCTTCTTCCCCATGCCGATCATGGATGGGTGGCTCGACTCGCAGATGCGGGTGAATGCCACGCTCTCCAAGTTGGTTGAGAACGTCCGCTTGAACTCAGGGATGCGTCTCCTCGGGAAGACGAATGCGATTGCTGGAGAGACACTGGTGGGTGGCACGACCAGCATGATCGAGGTGAAGGGGCTCGGGAATCTTAACGAGATTGTCCGTCCGATGGAAGCCTTCTCGATTGGGCAGGATGCCCTGAAGCTCTTGGAGCGCGAGAAGCTCGCCTTCGAGAACTTGTCGGGATGGAACGATGTCAGCCGTGGTCAGTTCTCAGGAGACACGAGCGGACGCGCCATCCTTGCAATCCGTGAGCAGCTCGAACGCATCTTCGCTCCGCCGATTGGTGCCGCGACGATTGCAATGGTACAGTGGGGCAAGATCTCCATTAAGGGTATGCGCTGGGGCTATGATGTTCCGCGCACGCTTGGGATGATGGGGCAAGGTCGGCCTGACCTCGCACGGATACTGACCTCAGAGGACTTTGATGGTGAGGTGGATGTCTGGATTGATCCAGAGACTCTGATGCCAATGCCGCGTGCCTTGCGTCTCTTCCTCCTCGACAATATGTTCCAGCAGGGAATTATCACACCACAGGAGTACCGTCGCCGCCAGCCCTTTGCGTGGGTGGGAAGCATCGGCACGCCTGACGACGATCACGAAGCGCGCGCCCATCGCACGGTGGAAGCGCTACTACAGGGAGCATGGCCGGAAATCCTATGGCAAGACAACGAGGCCGTTCATCAGGATGTGTTGGAGCGGGAACTCATTCTCCCCGACACGACCGACCCGATGGTGAAACAACTCGCGCAGCAGAGATGGTTGATGTTGGCCGAGCAAGCAGCCATCAAGGCTGGTGTGATGCCAATGCCAGCCGGTGGGATGCAAAACGGACCTCCGGGTGGAAGTCCCGCTGGCCCCGGCCCGAGCGGTGAAGCCTCGCCACAACCCATGCAAGGCACGAATCCCGGTATGGCCGCGCCCCCGCAGGCAGGTGGCGTAACCGATCAAGAACGTACCACGAAGCAATTCGAGAACAAATTCCAACCACAATAAGGAGCCGTTGTGTCAGACGAAGCGCAGGTACTTCCCGAGGAAGCCTCAGCTAACGACCTAGTAGAAATGGACGATGCAGCATTCAGCAAGCAGTTGGGCCTCGACAAGTTGTTGGGGGAAGGGGAGCCAGTCTCGCCCGCTGACGCGGACTCGACTGGTGAGGAAGTTGCTGAAGAGGTTGTGGTTGAAGAGGAAGTTGCAGAAGGTGAGGAAGTGGAAGAAGAGGTGGTCGAGGAAGTCGAAGAGACCCCGAAGCCTAAGAAGCCACCCCTCACGAGGTTCGCGGTGTTTGAAGGCGAAGAGGAAGTCGAGCTACCTGCGGATCTGGAGATCACGTATGAAGCGAATGGCAAGCCTCGGAAGGTCGCCTTCGACAAGCTTGTGGCGATGGCCCAGATGGGTCACTACAACCACGAGAAGCAGCAGGAAATGCGGGAGCAGGCCGCACAGGCACAGAGCGCCATTCAGGAACGCAATGAGCTGGCTGAGGCCGTCACGCAGTACCAGCAGTATTACGACAAGGTGTTTACCGATCTTGAGTTCTTCGACACTGCCAGAGAGGCTTACCTCAAGGAACAGAGTCCAGAACGCAGGGTCCAGCGGGAGCATCAATCACTCAAGGAGCAGAAGGAGCAGTTGCAGTCAGAGCGTGAGGCTATGCAAGTCGCCCACGTTGTCAGCACTGACCTGACACCAGCGCTCGTGCAGATGGTTGAGAGTAACCCGCTTGTATCGCAGAACGAGGTGATTGGGCTGTACACACAGTTGACAGCACCTCTTCTGGTCCGGGGACGCCTCCCGGTAGAACGATTGGCGGAAGTGCAGACACTCGTTAAACGCGACCTAGCATATCAAGTGCAGGGGCTACAAGACGAGCGTGCCGATGCCGAGGCGAGGAAGAATAAGGCGTTGCAGGTCGAGAAGGGTAAAACCGTCAAGGCCAAGCGCCAAATCGCGCGGACTGTCGCACCCAAGGGTGCCTCGGTACCGGACACTAAGAAACCAAAAGTTTATGAGTCTGCACAGGATTGGCTCGACAACGATCCTCTCTTGACGGCTCAGGAGTAAGAAATGGCATTGACCACAATCACCGATGCGGACATCTCCGGCGTACTGAAAAACGTCTACGAGAACTTCCGTATCAATGCGTTCCCTCGCCTCACCCCGCTGCTCGCGCAGCTCAAAAAGGGGAAGCCGGGCGGGCCAGAGCGTATGCAGTGGGGAGGCAACGGCGTGTTTTGGGATGTCGTGCTGACCCGTCCGGTTGGTATGACCGGATCACCGAGCGGCTACTTCCCGCCCAACGCACAGGCCACTGAAAAGCAGGCCACCGTTGGCATCAAGCGTACCTACGTCACCCGGCAGTTCGATATGCTGGCAGTGTCGGGCACGCAGTCCAAGGAAGCCGCCTTCATTCCGCTCATTCGCAAGCTGACGCAGGAAGCGATGGATGCGGCGAAGCTCGGTCAACAGGAAGTTCTCCACGGAGATGGGCGCGCTATCAAGGCTCTCATCACCTCAGTTACAGACACCACGCACATCGTAGTGCAGTCTCCGTATGGTCTGGCTGGTGCCGGGCGTGGCGGGCTGTTGCTCGATGTCGGGATGTATGTTGCAGTCCTCGATACTGGCTCGGCTGACGCCGTGCTGGGTAGGGCGACGATCACGGCTGTCTCCAACTCTGGTGATAGCGCGACGTTGACTCTCGATACTGCGATTTCGAGCATGGCAGCGACGGACAAGATTGTTCCCGCTACCGCGAGCGACACCTCCTTTAACGCAGTTCCGAATGGTCTTATCAACCTTCTGAACCGTGGGGCCTCGTTCGATTCACTGCACGGCCTTAGCGCCGCGACCTATAGCCGCTGGGACACGACTCGCATGGTTGCGGGTACAGACACCCCGGATGCTGGACAGCCGAGCGAGATGGACGTGTGGGATCTGTGTACCCGAGTGGCGAACCGTTCTGGCAAGGATCCCAAGTCTGTCGCCGGTCAGTTCCTGCTCATCTCAACCCCCGGCATTGAGAAGAAGCTCGCTGAGAGCTTCCTCGGCCAGCGGCGGTTCGATATGGCGTCGAACATCACCCTCAAGGGTGGGTTCAAGGCGCTGAACATCGCGGGTCTCCCGTTGATTTCGGACTTCTGGTGTCCTGCTGGGACGATCTACCTTGTCCATATCCCCAGCCTTTCGTTCGTTGATCGGCAGGATTGGGTCAAGCTGGCGTATGAGGGCTCCGGCCCGTTCCGGTTCATCAGTGGGCGCGATGCCTATGAAGTGAACTTCGGTTCGTACTGGAACACCGCTGCGATCCAGCGTAACTCACATGGTATGATTACTGGTTACACCGACACCGTTCGGTACGACCACACGATCTAACCTCCGAGCTTGGGTGGGGGAGTGGCTTCGGCTGCTCCTCCACACCTTGCACTGATTCGACCACAGAAAGACCCGAGGTTTACATGATTAGATATTTTCGCCCGAAGTTTGCGGCGCGCAATGGCGTAGAGATTGCGACCATTGGCACGACAACCTTTAATCTCACCCCAAATGCTACGCTTGATTTGTACATGAGCGGGCCACCCGCAACGAGTTACATCGAGGGTATTTCCTACGTCACTAATGTCAACGGTAACGATGCGGATGGTACAATAACAGCTACACTCTACAAGTACGATGTTTCAGCGGCGGCAGAATATGTCCTAACGGGTGCCATTAACATGGAGACGCTAGTTCCCCATATGAATGTGTCACTTCCTATTCTCAGCACCGTGACCGACGCACAGCGCGTGTTGGAAGTCGGGGACTCAGTTATTATTCGACTCGTGAGCGACAGTGCTGTAATTGATACCCAGCCCCAAATAGAGGTGACTGTGGAATTGGCGGTGTTGGCCTAATGGATAAACGATTCAGACCCAAAGCAAGCCGTTTCGGTATCCGGTCCCATTTCGTAATCTATCCGGGCTGGGGCGCAGGCAACGAGAACAAGGACACCACAGATCGTCTCGCCGTTCCTGCGACACGCTCTGCTATCCTTGGCTTCACGCTATTCGCAGAGGTTGTTCCCATCGATTCAGATGGTACTTACGAAGTCTATTTCGAGAAGTGGGATGCCTCGGCGGCGGCACTTGTCACGCTGACAAGTAGCTTCAACGCGGAAACCCTCGTGGCGAAGACTGTCACGCCAATCCCTCTTATCTCAACGCTATCGGACTCGCAGAAGATTTTTGATACGGGAGACTTGCTGTACTTCCACCTCGTCTCCGATAGTGCTGCACTCGAAACAGATCCCACTATGATCTGTTTCGGCGCTGAATTCTCGGTCTTGGAGTAAACGATGATTACTTTCTTTCGCCCCAAGCCGTCGCGCTTCGGCACGATGCCGCTGACACTCAGTACCATGAATGCGTACAATATCACAGCGAACGGTACGCGGAACATCGTTTTGAATGGGCTGCCCTATCGTAAGGCTATCTTCTCATCGGGCTATTACAGTTCACTCACGCCTGCCGCAGACGCAGATGGCACGGTGCTTGGCAGCATTGTAAAGTACGATAGCTCTGCCTCCGCATACGTTGTGTTGACGGATGTGTACGATCTGGAAGCCGTTGGTGCGGGTGCGGTCAAGGTACCTATGCCAGCACTGGCAACCCTCACGGAGCAGGAGAAGTTCATTGACTTGGGGGATTCTCTTATCTTCCGTGTCGTGAACAACAGTGCCGCAATTGATACACAGCCCACAGCACCAGTATGGGCCGCTGAGGTATTCCTCCTTGAGTAACAATGGATACAAGCTGAGGGGCGCGTTAGCGCCCCGAAGCTTGCTCCTTTCCCCCACACTTTGGGAGCACTGGCCGCACCTACTCCAGAAGCCGGTTATCTCGCTTGCAATCTGGGCGGTGCTTCACTTCTTCCTGTCCCCCGTATTGGCTGTCAGTCTTGCTATTGCGGTGCCTGCACTGATCTCTTTCATTCGGAAGCAGGTCCTCTGGCCGGGTAGCTGGCGGACAGTGGAAGTTTACAAGGACGAGTTCATCGACGCATGGGCCTCCGCCATTGGCGTTGTGTCCATCAGTATGCCGCAGTATTGGGGCGTAGTGACCGCCGCTATTGGAATCATCGTGTTGCTCGGTCTCCACAAGTGGGCATTACCATAACCAAAGGAACACCACATGCTGTATGACGCGAGGGGCAGACCTACTCCGTCCGCAGAGATTACGAAGCGCTTGGAACAGATTGATCCCGCCCTGCATCTCCGCTGGGTAGAGCAGGAACAGGGTGGTTGGTGGGCCGTCGCGCAGAAATGGCGCAGGGGCGACCAACGCTACAAGTTGATCCAGCAAGGCGGGATGCACCCCGATGATGATTGGGATATGCTGCTTGGCCTTCCACGAGACTGCACTGCCGATGAAGCCTATGGCTATATCATCAATACCCTACGGACAGCCTCTCCTACGAAGCAGTCTGCGCGGGACCTGTTGAGTCGGGTGCATCTCTACAACCAGATGTCTAACGAAGCAACCGTGCGTGAAATTGTTGAGGTAGCAGAAGAAGAAGGCGAGAAGCTACTCAGCAAGAAGAAGGTGCGGGTCAAAGTCTTTCAAACGAGGTAAGGAATGTCGCTCACCCGCTTGCAGTATCGAGAGCGTATCGTCCGCGAGATGGACGCTATCACTAGCGGACGTTGGGATCAGACTGCCGGGGGTGAAGTCGATCAGAAGCTGGGCGTCGTCTTCGACCAGAACTGGCGGCGCATCCTGAACGCGAACCGTTACTATCGGATCGTGAAGCGTACTCCAACCTCAGATGCAGATGGAAAGTATGCTATCTCGGACCTCAGCGACCTCAGCTCCCCCGATAGCGCCAAGCGCTTGTACCGGGTGCTGGCGCTCGCCGTTGAGGATGTGGTGTATGAAGAGGTAGCGTTCATCGACAATATCCTCACGACTGTACATCAACAGAACTATCGGACGTGGTGGAGAGAAGGCGAATATATCCAGTGTACACCCGTGCTTGCAAACAAGGTGGCCTCTGGCATCTGGGTGAACTACCTTCCCACCCGCCCTGAAAATCTAAGCGACGACGCTCAAGCCGTGGACTTCCCTGATGGATACGAACAAATCCTCATCTGGGAAGCTGCGGCTTTGCTACTGTCAAAGGCAGGCGCAGAGAGTGGGGCGGGCGCAGAGCTGAAGGATCTAGCCTCTGAGCTGAAGCAGGACATGTTGCAGGATCTCACGCGCTTCTCGACGAAGCCCATGCAGATGATTCACTCAGACGAAGCTGGTGAGTGGGGTGGCTAATGCCTAGACCAGTAATGCGGGATGGACAAGAGGATTTCTCTGGTGGACTCAACCTTGCGGCAGACGAAAGCCGCTTGGCCCGAAATGAACTGCGGCGAGCGGACAACGCACGCCTTACAGAGTTTGGTGGCGTCACGCATCGAGGTGGTACACAGAGGGTAAGTCCCTTTCATCTAAGTGGTTACAATACAACCATCCTTGGTACCAACCTCATTGACAATCCCTCAATGAATGCCAACGCAGATGGATGGGCAACGTACATCTCTACTGCGATTGTGCGCGACACGGGTACCCCCTATTCCGGCAGCGCAGCCTCTGCGAAGGTTACGACGCAGGCTAGCTTCCGTTCGGGAGCTGCAATCTTTGCTGACGCTTCAGATACGCGCTGGACAGTTACGCCGGGCGAGACTTACATCTACACGATTGAGGTGTACGGCACAGGCGGAGCCATCGGAGCGGCCTTCTATCTAGATGTGTTCTACTATGCAGCGGGGGGCACGGGAGCGGGCGTGACCACTGCGATTGATCAGGGGGGTACAACCGCAGTTACACTTGCGGCGGGCTGGAATGTAATCACCCGCGCAGGTATTGTTCCGGCGGGAGTTACTTCTGCTCACTTTGTTTGCGCTACGGATGATCTCGCTATCTATGATGTGTGGATGGGTGGAGCCTCTGCCACCCTAGCCCCAGAGGCCCCCGTACAGGGGGGATACTTTTGGTTGCGTCCCAACTCTACTGACCAAGTTCTTGCCGTCATGGCTGGTACGTTATATACGGGAACCTATGCCGTTCCGATGACATGGACGCAGCAAACTGGTGTATTGGATAGTACCGTCCAGCCGACGCTCGCGACCTTTCGAGATGTTAGCGCGGATGTAGTGTACATTGCGGACGGCGGAGCATTGAATAAATGGGATGGCACAACCCTTTCCATCAATCTAGCGAGTACCCCGAATGTCTCTATCATCGCTGTCTATAACAATAGGTTGTACGGTTGTGGCGATCCAAGCAACCCTTACCGACTCTACTGGAGTGCGCTCCAGAATGGGGACACGCTTGGGCAGGTGGGCTCGGGCGGTGGGTTCGCAGATATTCGGACGTTCGCGCAAAGCGAACTCACGGGACTCCAGCCTCTAGGGGCAGGACTTCTCATCTTTCATCGCAACGGTATCTCCCGCTTTACGGGAATCGGCATCGACGATATTGATATCCAAGCGGGGACGCGGGGCGTCAGCAGCGACGTTGGAACCTTCTCACCCCATGCCATTGTCGCGCTTGAGAACGTCTGCCTCTTCCTCTCGGATCGAGGTATCTTCCAATGCACCGAGGAAGGGATGACCGCTGTTGCCGAGCGACCCGGAGGTGGAGTCAACTCTATCGGAGATAGAATTGAGACTGTTCTCCGCACCGTCAATCAGGCAACACTGGCGCGTGCTATCGCCGCACATAACAAGCAGTATCATGAAGTGTTGTTCTATCTCCCTGATGTGGGAGTGTACGCCTTCAATTACCGCTTGGGTGCGTGGTCAGGTCCGTGGAATGGCATCTATAGTGACAGCCCAACGTACTCGATGTGGCCCATAATGAACGCATCCGAGGCTCCTAGTGTCCTCTTTGGGAGCGCAGATGGGCACGTTCGTCTGGTAGATGCGCCAAGTCTCTTCAAGGACGACTATCTCTCGGATGGAACTGGCGGCGTAGTAAATACAATGGTATTCCAATGTAGGCGATTTGACTTCAAGACGCCTACGATAGAGAAAGCATATCGCTGGATCTTCCTGACGTTGAACCCCCGTGGTACAGTTACGGGAGGGGTGAACTGGACAACGGTAGATAGCGTAGGCTCGCAGACAATTACGCTGACCGCACAGCCTATTTTCTGGGATGCGCCGGGTGCAACGTGGGATGATACCCTTGTTTGGAGTAGCTCGGGAGGCGGTACATCTGTCCCCACACGAGTACAGGCACATGGTAGTGGTACATTCATTGAGATCACAATTACTGACGATAGCGCTACGGGCGCACTTTACAGCCGTGTCGAAGCACACGGATTCCTGATGGGAGAAAGATACTAATGGCTCAGACTGTAGCCACCTACCAACAGAGCGCCTTCAGTACGCCGATTGCCGGTGGAGCACTCGCCGCTGCCGTGGTACTTGGCAATGACAACAATCTACGAACGGCATACAATAGTCACGACGCCGATCCCGGTATCCACTTCCAAGGTAGCACGCTCGGAGCACGCCCAGCGGCGAGTACCGCAGGCCGCAAGTGGCTCACAACGGACGGCCTTCGCCTCTATTACGACACCGGTTCGGTGTGGTCTGAGGCGGCGTACTTGCCTCTTGTGGGCGGAACGATGGCGAATACGACTGTCGTGACAGATCTCAATGCTGACCTTCTCGATGGACAAGAAGGTGCCTACTACACTGATGTAGGCAATGCAGATGCGGGTACCCTACCAATCGCCCGAGGGGGCTTGGGAATTACTACTGTACCCTCCAATGGATTCATTCCTATTGGAGATGGCACAGACTATATAGCAGCGGCAATTACGGGCGGCGCTGGTATTACAGTGACGCCGGGTGCAGGTAGCATTACGATTGCAGTTACAGGCGGGACACCCAATACGGGCGCAGGAACAGCGAATAAGATCGTGAAGTACACAGCCACAAACGTACAGGCTATCTCAAGCATCACGGATACTGGAACAGCAGTGAGCACAGGCTCCTCTGTCTCAGCGCGGGTCTTCCGTCCTGCCTTTAGTGTTCCATCTTACGTTGCCTCTATCGTTGTCGATCTTAGTGTTGGCAGCCTCTTCTTAGTGACAGGTGATGCGGGCGTAACCTCTCCCGTGACAATCGCCGCCCCAAGTGTGGGGACTCCCGCGACGGGAGACATCATTCGCTTCATCTTCCATAATACATCGGGAGGCTCTAACCTCTCCGTGATTTGGAATGCAGCCTATGTGGGTGAGGTACTCGCCACAGTGGGTCTTGGTGATTACGCCGCAGAATCCTTCGTCTACAACGGATCGAACTGGGTCAGTCTTGCAACCGTAGATGGCGGGCTGCCGTAATGCAAATTCTAGGCGAGCGTACACAAGCACAACTGCTCGCGCTGGTACGTCGTCTGAAGAGTTCGACGACGTATTGGTATAGCGGAGAAGGAAGCCCGGAAACTGTCGTCACCGCAGAGATAGGCGCACTCTATACACGTACAGATGGAGGGGCAAGTACAACACTGTACGTGAAGGAATCCGGAACCGGAAATACTGGCTGGATTGCGAAGTAACTTACTAGGAGTGCGCATAATGGTTGCAGCAAAAGCGAAGGATTTTTTGGAGGGTCTCAATGGCTGGAAAAAAGTCATTGCGGTTGCCTTTGCGTGTGGCGTCTTCTATGCCAAGATGGACCGCGTGGAAGCAAAGCTCTCGGACGTGCTTCTGGATCATAAAGTGTATGAGTCCATACATGGCACCAATGATGGCCGACTTGATAGACACGAAACACGTATCACCATTCTCGAACTACTCGAAAAGCAGGAGAATAAATAATGTCACTCCTTCCCGCAATAGAACTAGGTGCTAACATTCTCGGGGGGCTTGCGGGCGGTATCGCGGGCGGGAATGACAAGAAGAAGGATCGCGAGCTGGAAGAGAAGAAGCTCAAGCAGCAGCGCCAACTGCAAATGGAGAGTACAGGCATCGGTCGTGAAGGCCAGCGCCGTGCTCAACAGCTTGGGGAGGGACAGGAAGCTGACCGCCTCAATCGACAGAAGCAGACCAACCCCATGCGCGATCAGGTACTTGCTGCGCTAATGGCTCGCACGGGGATGTCTCCCGGCGCGTTCAAGCCGCGTGACATCTTCAATCCCAGCACCAGTGCGGGGACTCCGCAACAGGATGGGATTGATCTTGATGCCCTCAAGCAGAAGATGGCTGGCTACCAACCCGGACAGGGCGGCGTTGATCCGAATAACGGGATGGAGAACCAGTTGCTGAAGAACATCGGCTACACACAGGGACCAGAGGGGCAGACTAACTATCAGCCGATCTATGATCGCCCTGACATTGCGAACCCCGCACAGATTCCCCCGCGTCCAAAGGACGCCGCATCCGGTAAGGTCTGGGACTCTCGATACGGCGAATCTTACGCACGACAGTATGGTAAGACATGGCAAGAGCTTCATCCGCAGGAGCCGGCCAAAGGACGGCAAATGCTTCAACAGAGGATAAACGAGTCATTGCTGGGGCAGAATCGCCTCGGATCACGGATGGGGCAAATGGTTCAACAGAGGAAGGGATACTAATGGCAGCCAACGGCAATGAAGGTGGCGGATACACAACCTTCAGTACACTCAAGCGACAGGGCGTAGCTCGTCCTGCCAAGCCCGGAATGCAGATGCAACCCATCAAACCCATTGGTGGACAACAGCCTGTCTTGAAGGCTCCCGAGGAAGATCCCAACAAGAAAAAGCAGCAAGCTGGGATGACGCCGGTTAACAACACCATGAACGCGCAGCCGGGACAGCTTCCGGGGGGCGCGTCACCTCCGCCCCCTCCGGCTCCCGGTGGGCCTCAGATAGCTCCCCAAGCTCCCCAAGGCACACCACAGCCGGGATTAGAGACATACAATGGGCCAATGATGAACAGCACAGGGCAGGGAACCATGCAGCCTATGCCTGCTCCACAGGCGATGCCGCAGGCACAGCCGGGTATTACGCAG